GGCACAACTAGATGCAGCAAATGCTGCAAATGCTGTTGCTCTAGCAGACATTAGGAAGGCGTTCAATTCCCTCGCTAAGAAGTGGAATAAAAAGAATCCAACTGCAAAGGTTGCTTTAATTAAGTAAGCTCGTGGCGAAGGGGCAGGGTATGCTTGCCCCTTTATCATATGAGTGCTAGAATAATATAGTGGAAGATTATATAAACAATAAAGTCCGACGGGACATTATACAAGAGATCAGTAATCTTGAACTTCCAGAAGAGTGGAAGCCACAAATGGTGATCGATTATATACTAAAAAGGATAGAAATAAATAATGTTTAATAAATTAAAGAATTGGTTCCTTAAACAAGAGGATGAATACACTGCCCTTGTTTTAGAAGAATCAGTTGGGAAGGTGGAAGTCGTGAAAGCAGCATCTAAGAAGGCTCCAGCCAAAAAGGCTCCAGCCAAAAAGAAGCCAGCAGTCAAAAAGACTGTAAAAAAATCAAATAAAAAGAAGTAATGCTACTAGAGGGAACATGTGGAATGGCGGGCTGCTCCAAGATGGCAACCCGCCTTATTACCATAGAAAACGAGTATGTAGCTATTTGCGAGGATTGCTGGCACGAGAAATACAAGAATTAATAAATGCTATAATAGACCTATAGATGGACTTCTAGACCCATCTAAATACAAACCTATAGGAGAAAAAAATGACAGACGGATTAAATCTAGGTGGCTTTGAGGCAACTAAGCCAGCAGGAACAAATGATATTGACGCATCTGGCGAGTATTCCCCTGCAACTGGATCGCTTCCAGCGGCAAAGGATGTATCATCTCAAGATGGTGCAGGGCTCGGAAACAACGGCAAGTAAAATGTGCGTTGAGTGTGGATGTGAGAATGTTGGCAGCACAACAGGAATTGCTGACGCAACAATAAATGATGTTTCAAATGACGGAGAGTCAGGGCTTAGCTCAACATGAGTGCAACGCCACAGGAGAGACAGAGATTTATTAATGGACAATAACGGTACTGGGATGACGACGCCACCCAACAGTACCCCATCAGGCGCTTTAACTTCGCAAGAAGTAGCGAGAAAAAATCCTTCGCAGGGTAAGTTTAGATCTGGATTAAATGGCCCAAAGCCAAAAGTTAGAATTGACAGAAATAAACACGGCGTTCGCAGGGAAACCGTAATCGGACCCAAAAAAACTAGGCCCAAGAAGGTTTAATTAAATATTCCCCACTAAGCCCTATCCAGGGCTGGTGGGGATCTTATTTGGATATCTATGTGCCTATTGACAAAACCTTGGATCTTCCTATATAATTAAGACATAAGGAGCGGTATGAGTAAAAGAAAAAGAGGATTAGTAGTTCTAGGTCTAATCATGGGCGCATTTTCTTATGTCGTATACAGAGCATTCAAATCATTTGACATAGACCTTCTTGACGGGTGGGACGACGAAGAAAATGCTGATGACTGAAATGACCAGCGTTGGACAAGATAACCAAGACAAAGAAGAGCGAGCTCTTAAGATAAAACAACTGATTGAGCAAACTCTTAAAGAAAACGAAGAGGTATTAAACAGATTAGGCTCTGATTATGATGTAGATGGCACTCCGTATTGGGATAAATACGAAGAGCGTTTAAGATACATGGAGGAGAACGGTATATAATGGGATTTTTAGAAAACCTGGAGGCATCATTGAACTATGATGACTTCGAGACCCCTAGGTGGGACTTTGTGGACCCAGACACTGGCGATGCATTTAGGGTTATACAAAAGGTCCAACCCTTCCTTAAAGAAAGTAGATAGTATATGCCATTACATAATCAATTACTCGTAAATGGATACACAAATAGTGCGTTAAAAAGTGAAACGGCGGCGGTAGAATGGATGCAGTCATTAGTCGATTCCATCGACATGAAGACGATACAAGGTCCATATTCCTCATATGTAACAAAAGAGGGCAATAGAGGTCTGACATGCGTAGTCATGATAGAGACCTCACATATAGCCCTACATGTATGGGATGAGCCTGCTCCTGCAGAGATACAATTTGATCTATACACATGCGGGCTATTGCCTACAGAGCAGATATTCAAGAAGCTCGAGGATGACCTAGGGCTATTTGATTATAGGTATGTCGCCCTAGAAAGAAGCAAAGGATTCAACCTCCTTGAACAAGGAGATAAGTTAAATCAGACAGATACCCTGTTTGAGACGCAATTGAATTTAGAGTAAGGGGAGACAATGTGCGACCTATGTTTTGAGTATGGAGTTCAGACAGTAAACACTAAGAGGAATGGTGAGCAGATCGAGGTCTGCTTTAGATGTATGGAGGAATCCAATGTCTAAGAGGATAATAATAGAATCCTTAGATGTGCTAAAAGCTAAGCAACAACTAGAGGAATCAACCTATCTCTGCTACGACAAGAATTGCCTAGAGAAAAGCATCAACGACAAACCACCTATAAAGAAATGGGTCAAGGTCGGCAGAGATAAAGCTAGCGGATTATGGTATTATGAGAATTCCAATGGCGTTAGATCACAGGCCATATTCCCAAATAGGAAAAAGGCTTGGATCAAGGGTTGTGAATATATAGATATGATATATCCCAAGAAGAAAAGACCCCAGACTAGGAATAGAAAGCAGGTCGGATGAATTTCCAAGCTGAATCAAAGAGGTCTGGGGACGAATTCGAGGAATTGGTACAACAAGATCTGAAAGAGCGTGGATTTGTCGCAATTGAAAAGAATGTCTATATATCAGGTACAGGGTGTGAGGTAGACTTTATCGCATACGGATCCACCAGGCAGGAAGACCCTCAGTTTGCTGGGTCCTGGCAGGGCATAGAGTATGTAGAATCAAAGGGCGGGAAGAAGGATAATGGCAAAAGACCTGGAGCCCAAAGAACAGATAATGTAAAGAAGGCCATAGCAAATGCAGTCTTGGTCAAGACCAAATACCCAGATATCTATTTCGTGGTATATTTCTCAGCCGAACCGATTCGATTTTCCTGGTCGGCGGAGATGATAAATACAGCCCTAGCCAATAATATACTAGATGAGGTCAGATATATAACCTCATATAAGGCAGATACGGAGCAGCTATCGCTGCCGATAGAGCCAAAAGATATAAATCCAGAGACATTAGGGGATGCGATACATATAGTATATCCAGATGGGCTAAAGGTTCCAGAGCATATGATGGATCCAAATGTAGGAGTATATCGTGGCCCATCGCCTAATATCCGAAATCGAAGCCATCAGTAGCGAAAATGCACAAGATACTCCTTATAGGATCTCCCCCTAATCCCCCCGCTAATGGCCCTTTGAAGGCCTATAAGGGGCATTCTATGGGGCATGTTAGGAGAGAATGCTACTAAATCACTACCAATTATTACTAATATATCTTTAATTGGATATATGTGTAATTGAAGCCCTCCATTTTACTCCACCGTAATCCATTTTGCTCCACATTGGAGCCATATTTATTAGCATATTTGAGGGATTTTGTCAATATCCTCGTAAATATAAATTTTGGCCCATATCATCAAGCTTCAGGGGCATTTGGCCATGCTCCGTAAACGGATAAATTTGGCCCATATTCCCCTAGATTCTGATCCATTTGTATAACATTCTGTTATATTCTATATACATTATATTAGATTTAACATACATTTTCCAGAATTTTCAGGGATTTTTCACATATGATCGTAAATGCAAATTTTGGCCCATATCTCCATCCACAAAAATATCCACAGGATGTGGATAACCTGTGGATAAATTGGCCAAGATATATCTTAGATCTATCATATCTATATGGGTTGTATTTTATATAGGGCTAAGGGGATTTTGTTTTCTTCCCGCCTTTTTTATATCGCTCTCGTTTAGATCGATTGATCGATCGTTTCACCTTATTGGCTGATACCATCTTGAACTGGCCATTCGGATCGAAACAGGTTATGATATCGCCTTCCGCATATAAGAATGTGAATATGCCACGTTCTCCAGATACCTTAAAATGAGATCCAGTCTTTAACGGCCTTATCCCCTCGATCGAAAGGGCCGATCTGATGGCAGCAGGGATGGAGGATCCAAAGTATCTTTCCAGGGAATATCTTGCTTTAGGAGACATGAGCTATCTAGATAGTTTTATTATAATAATTATCTGCAGGCCAAGGACCAGGACAGGGATTATGGTTCTGATCAATTCCATTATATGATTATATTCATCTAGCTTTGTTTCGATTTTGTTCCGCCGCCCTGGAAGAGGCCATTCGAATTCATGCCCACACCAAACGCATTGATCGCCCTCTAATAGCTTGGTCATCGGACTATCTCGTTTAATATGACATTCTGATGTGGCTTGATTGTATCGTGTAGCCATGAATACCTGTATGCCTGACTATCCGTCTCAGGAAGGGATTTGACGAACGCTCCCCTCTCCTCTGGCAGGATAGGGAGTTTGACTGATTTGAAGTCATTAGATACCTTTATCTTGTCAATCACATTATCAAGCATATTGGCTATGATGAGCCCTTCGCAGATTGTGCCGTTTTCGGCAACCTCTCTGCGATAACGCTCTGCCTGCTTCTCTATAATCCATGCTACAACCTCTATAATGCGATTTAGGGTGTATATGGGTTGCTCCGATAGATACCTGCCCAAAGAGGCAGGATTGAAGAAATAATCCTCTACTGAGTTTGCCAGTAGTTCGCCTATCTGTTGTTCTTTGGTTTTCATACTCCGCCTTTCCTAGAACCCTCGATTATATCATAATGAACCTACATTTGGATAGTGGTGGCCGATGGTGATATGTGGGGAGATCATCCGCCAGCTTGGAATGTCAACGACCAGCTGGGCCTTTGGTTCTTTGGGCCAGAACCCCCCACATATTCTTACCTGCCTACGACCACTGATGATCGTGCCCGATTAGTAGACCGACCATCATGTCCCCGCCTTCAAGGCCGAAAGGATGGCCTACCTCTGAGCTAGGAAGCAAGAGAAACTAGCTCGGGGAGAGGCGCCGTAGTAAGGGCCCCTCATCTGAAGACCTGGTGCTAGCGGGCGGGTGCAGTATGACAATACAGAACGCCAGCTCTCACCTGGGGTAAGACTATTAGTTATTTTCTTGGCTTCTGTTTTTCCTTTAAAAACACAAGGCCTTGAGCTGCTGCATCCTGCAGAGCTTTAGTTGCGGCGGAAGAGAAACGTCCCCTCTTCCCAACTGTTATTCCTTTACTTACGAGATATTCTCTCTTTGTTTGCATATGGATCCTTTCATGATAGGTATTCATTATATCGGATATTCACGGATTTGTAAATACCCCCCGTAAGAGCTAATTTTAGCCCGTACATCTTTTTCATCTCTCCAAAAACAACCATCTTGAACCGTGGTTAGAAACTCAAAACGATTAGACTTGGGTATCCAGTCTCTTATCCCTTCATCTGAATATACATCTATAGCCAATATCCAATCATGGATATTCGAAACCGTGGTTTCCACATCTAATGGTTCAGACTGGCTCATATGACTCCATTTCCTTGTGCCATGCTGCTATCGTTTGGACGGTAAAATTACGTCCTAGATTATAGCAATATTGCACAGCATCCGTCAAAGACTCTGATTCATATATTGGTCTGTCCGATATGTCCGTTTTGTCATATACCTCAAATGTGTCTACACCTCCAGGTGAGCATGAATACTCAACTTCCAGGATTTCTAATGTAGTATCATAATTGCTCATTTTGACCCTCCGCCTTTTCTACGATTGTCCGAATTATATCATGGGCCAACCGTTCTTGTCCATTCTCCATCCAAGCCTTGGCAAGGGCTAACTTAAAATTGACAATCTCCTTTTCAGTCATCCTGCCTGGCCAGGGGTCCTCATCCAGCTCATCCCAAACTTCTTCCTCAGCCATTTAGCCACCCATCATCATCTAGTGCCACGAGGAAGTCATTCTCCCTCATCCAGTCAATTATTGTATCTTCTATGGCATCAGAGCCATATTCCATACTAAGACCTAGGCCGTCAACATCATCCCAAAACTTATCAAAGATTTGTTTTAGGGTAACTCCCTCAGTAATGACCTCATCTATATAGTCTGGCTCTCCTGCCAGTAGTTCGTCATATTGACTGCTCTCGAACTTGTCACGAATTATATCGAATGTCCATACCCATAACAATGACGGGTATACAGAAATCTTCTCTAGCCTATCTACAATTAGATTTAACTCATTGTATATATCATCCCTACGTGTTGCCTCCTGTAGGTCTAATGGTTCATTGATATTTGCTCTATCCATTTCTTCCCTCCCTGTTATTAATGGCGAATGCCAACGAGTATGTCAAATTATATATTGCTGTTAAAGCGTCCAGTTGGCCTTCCCAATACCTGCTCTCCATATGATTCATGTCATTGGGCGACATGGACTCCTCTGCCTGTGCAATAAAAGAATTGCTTTCGCAATCCGATATGAGACTCTTAAGGTGCCCATGGATGATGTCAAGGCCTGAAACTCCAGCGTCTACCGCTTTCTGCATGTGTGGATCTAATGGGTCCATTCCCATTGACATATTCATAGCATTTCCTCTGCTACCTCTAGTATATGGTCTAATGCCGCAAGGGCACCCTGTAAGTATTCCTTTTCCCCAATAATTGTATCTGGATAATCATCCCCTATCTTCTCCATATCTTGAGATATAGACAATCTATGTAGTTTGATATATTCGATTAATTTATTAGTGGTCAAGGTAGTACTCCTCATCCTCTTTTATTTCCCAATATTCGTTAAACCTTTGTTTAATCGAGGGGTCAGAGGACATCGAGGCCATTTCATAATCGGCTATGAACATACCTTCATCTTGATGATTCTCTATCCAAGAATCAAATAGTTGTTCAGATACTTCCTGAATTACTGCGCCTTGAACTTGGTCTGGCATGTCGTCAAACATGCTTGGTTTGTCATTGCGATATCCCATTATTTATCCTTTCTATATTCGGGCACATTCGTATCCAAGTATATCTTATGGGTCTGACATTCTGCTACTGCCTCTAGGTCTGCCTCCGCTAGGTAATTACAAGATGAACATATCTCGCCACAGTCATTATCGCAATACTCCATAGTATTTTCAGAATCACAATCTCTGCATTTATTATCATAATCTGATTGACTAGTTATTTCTCCACCAAGGAATTCGCATTCCCCACCCCAGCCTGTTTCCTCCTCATAAGATAGAGTTAGCAATAAACTAGGATATTGTGCAGATAGTTTTTCCATGGCGGGAATCGGAGGAGACCAAGCAGTCTGAAAGTTATAGAAAACTACAGAGTTATCTCCATTTTGTGTAGGACCTTCCATATATGTATCTGGAAATTCATTATCTTCAGATACAGCAACATCCCATTTTGTTCCCCAATTACGTGTATTCCAGTTATACCAAGAATTATCCACTAAGGCTATTTTTTGTGTATCCTCCCACCATTGGCCGTCTTCCACAGGTAGTGTGGATTTCGGCATTTGTTGGGTATATTCTAAATCTGTTATATTCTCTAGGCGGTGGTTCCAGATATTATGAAAAGCAAATACAGGATTGGAATAGGTAGTTTCAATCGCTTCCATTTCGTTGTTTTCCATATTCCATGAATCATGTGTCATGACAAATGGCTTATTCATCTGAGCAATTAGGTTATTGACCGAATCAGGATTTCCCTCTATGGTCAGACCATTAAAACACCAATTTGGCATTTTTGTTCCTTTCGATATATGCCCCTATTATATACCCTACCCCCGACATTTGTCTATATGAAGCAGGTAGCTGCCCCATTTGACCAAATTGTCCGAATTCCCAGGAAATATATTTGATATCCGTAAACAGAATTTCCTACCCCCAAGTTTTTCTGAGGGCCAAATAAAAAAATCTCCCAGCTAATACATGAGAGATCTTATGGATAAGTAAGGCTGCTAGCAGAAACGAAAGGAAACAAGCAATGCTGCATTACTTAGCGACTTGGCGGAAGCCTAGTAGCCGCACCATACTTCTAGTAGACAGGTCCGCTAGGACCTGCCACTATTATATCACACAGAGACTAGGTCATCTGCATATTTACTACAGAATGCCGCCAGGCCCATAGTGAAGATTGGTTCGTCCCTCATCCCACGTACATTATTGTCTATGTCGAATGACTCTTCTTCATGAAGACTGAATCTCTTCTTATCCCAATTGATTACTGGAATCCTATGCTCATTGTCTGATATCTCGTCTACGTGTAGCCCCCAACCTATTTCGCTGGTCCACTGGTCCCCAACCAATTGACTAATTGCGATACGTGTTGCATATGCAGGGTCTTCCCACCTAGGCTCCGCCGCCAATACCGCATTCGCTAATTGATTTAGCATTGCGCCGCCTGCCCAGTGTCCATACAGCACAATTGTGTGCCCATTTGGCTGTGTAAAGCCAAAGTTTGCTCTGTCTCCCATGTTTAAACCACCTTTTCTAGTTGAGGGACTTCTTCCGTCTTATTTAATTCTATTACCTCATAGGCCTTTTTGTCAAGGGCCTCTTTATGGTCTGTGTAATGATGTCCGCAAAAATACAGTTCGCCTTCTAATAGTTTAATTAGATGTGAAGCTCGTGCTACGTGACAACGATCACACCACATATAATCTACGGCAACATATATTTTATCCAAGGCTGTCATCTAGTGTCCCATACTCGATACGGTCTGCTACCCAATCTAACGTTTGTGCGTCATAATCGGATTGAGTTTCTGCCCACTTGCGAATGTTGGCAATAATAACCTCACGGGTAAATTTTACACCGTCTTCAAAACCGTCTCTGTAGTCCATACTGTCTCCTATCAGTCTTATAGCCAGTTGGCGTATATTCTGACTCCACTAGTATATCTAATTTATATTTAGAAATCAAGGAGGTAACTTTTTCTACATGTCCCGTCCCAATTTCAAATACATTATTTCCTAGATAATATGGGTCCAAGCCAGACCATTCTGCGTCCCAGTAGGCCTGCTGGCAGGCCTTACCGAGAGGTGTATGCAACTTGTAATACATTAATCCCATTCCTGAGATATTACATCATTAACATCCCATGAATCAACCTTAGAATTCCAATCGCTGGAATCTACTGTCAAACTATCTTGTAGGTGATATCTAACATCAAAGTCTTCTACTTCGTCTAGATTAACCAAAGTAGTTCCTTCTACTACAATATTTGTTGTCCAAGACATTTGTTGCTGTGGAGTATGGTCTAATATCTCACAGAGGTCTCTGAGCACATCGCTCTTATCTACATCTAGACTATACCAACCCTCCATAGTTAAGTTATCAATAATCTTGCTGATTGTGACATGTGAACGGGACAACCAGTCTTCTAGATTTTTGATACGCTCCAACTTTGCCTCAAGGTCATTATCCTTAAGAAGGGGGGCTTCGGGCATGGTTATTTCTGTTTCCATTTCTTTCCTTTCTGTTGTGACCCGTATTGTACACTAGTCGACTGACATCCCGCAAGGGGTTCAGGGGTTTTTTCTGTGATTCGTAACACAAAAATCCTGCACTCAGATGTGCGGGCGGTGCGTATGGGATTTGAACCCACGATCTCTACCGTGACAAGGTAGCGATTTAAGCCGAGCTAATCTAACGCACCAAATAAAAAACGGGGGATTTTATTCCCCCGTTAGTTTAGCATTTATTAAAATGCTTTTACCAACTTGAGAAGTCTATTTTTCTCAGCAGTTAGAACAGGGTCAAATCCAGAAGCACCAGCCATTAGTGTTTCGGAATTGCCACGACCAGAACGGAAATAATCAAGGCGCTCGATTAGAGCATTGAAAGCGCCCCATTTTGTGCCATTGATATTTGCGTTAGTAGGTGAATTGAAATAAAGGTCATCAATTAGGACAACTTTATTTTCCCATTTCTTTATCGCACCCCTAGATTCTTTATCTGGCTTAGGGTAGATTGTGCGAATCAATTTAGAGAATTCAACATTAGTTATTGATTGCTCGAATAACTCTTTAACCTCTTTCTCGAATTCATCAAAGTATCCAAGAGCAAGACCTAGAGTTTCCCTAGCAACTTGAATTCTGCCCTCGACAGATTGAGTATGACGAATCTTGAATGATTGCTTCGCATTACTCATGGCAAGATTCAAGGTATTTTGGCATACAACACGAACAGGTGTTATCGATGCTTGAACAGCAACAGAGCCGTCATGACTTGTCCATACGATAAGATACAATTTTGTCTTATCGTTAGCCCCTTGTGGGTCTAATACCATAGTGCGTGGAATATCTACGCTACCAAATACGACTTTACCCTTTTTGAGAGAGCCAGCAGATTCCCAACGGCACTCAGGGTTAGCGTCATGGATAGCGTCAGCGAACGCAAATAAATCCTCATTCTGAACTACTTTATATCTCTTACCGACAACAGCAAGAACATCGGTTTCAGAATTAAACGGATTAGTGCGTAGCACTAAGTGTGAATCTGATACATCATTCCATTCAGGATTGATATATTCAATTATTGGAGATAAACGAACATTCCAGTTTGAGAGTTTAGCCTCATCTAGCATTGTTTGAGTATTGACATCCTCATCTTGTGAGAATATACGATTGGCAAGATTGTGCCAAGCAGGTGTGCCACGAATGGCAAAAGCGACTTCATCGCCATTAGTTTCAAGGTTATGCGCCATGAATTTATCCTTTCGATTGTTGATTTGGCCTAAGTATAACACGGGTCACCGACATTTGACAAGATAGACAGATATCAAATTTGCGAGGTTATCCACAAGCTGCCGTAAACCTGTGGAAAACCCCCCATGTCTGCGGGCGATCTTGGGAAGATGGGGCAGGGGGTCAGCAGGGAGCCCCCGCCCCAAGATTATTATCCAGGTTTTGGCGGTAAGAACTCACGATTCAACACCAAGCAGGTTGTTTTTTTCTGGTTTAGGTCATCATACACGTAAGCACGAATATTCCCTTGAAACTTATACATATTAGAAAACGCTAACTCGGTTAGATAATCCTTGTCTACGCCTTGGTCAAAGTAAAGGGTAAGGTCATTATCCTTTACTTCGTCATATATTTCAACACGGAAGCGAGCTGTCATTTGCTCGACACGAATCCATTTGTGTTAAATGTTTTACTATACATCTTGCCATTTGGTAGCGAGAGGTTATAGGTTGCTGTATCTTTGGCCTCGCCTAAATCTATACACTTAAATAAATAAGTAGAGAAAGCGTCAAGGGCGTCAGAATATTGAAATACTTGAGGGGCCTTGCCGTCAAATATTATTGAGATTTTATACATTTTGTTCCTCGGTTAGTAGGGGTAATAATTATAACATGGGGGCTAGATTTTTGTCTAGCCCCCAATTTATTAGAGATAACGAGCGATAGAGTTGTAAGTTGAAGTGCTTACGACTTCCTCATCTGTCATCTTTAGGATACGGATAGCGTTCTCAATTTCATCTACCATTTCCTTATACTGCCACTCACTTAGACTATCGAAGTCTTTTTCAGGCTCTTCAGGAAGTTCAAAAGACTCTTTAGGTAAACTGAAATCAACACTTATCATGCCGTTGTAGCAAACTCTGGCAGTTAAGTTCTCTGCTTTAGAGATTTTAGCAAGTGCTAATTTGCCTACCTCTTTGTTCCAAGCCTTTATAGCCTTAGCGTGCTTCTCCTCATTTGCTTTTTGATTAGCCTTATCCTTTCGGAGTTGGACTAACTTTGTTTCTAGTGCCTTGATTACTTTGGAGGTAGCAATCTTGACATTTATAGATTTGCCATTTCTAGCCATTTATTTCCTTTCGTTTATTTGTCAGCAAGAATTGTAGCATAGCCCCCCGACAAGTAGGGGGGCTAATATGTTCTAGATTATTCTAGCGACTTAGCGGATACGCTAGTCCAACGAGTTTCCTTAGTTGGTAGTTCTAGCAATACACGCACCGAGCCAGATGCGTTAGGAATAATCTCTTTGATTATGCCTGTTTTCTTTGACTTCAGAGTTGTGAACAAGTCACCAACCCTGTAAGTATAACCATTTATGGTCATTTGCTTCCTTTCTGTTATTGGAGGGATATTCTATCATAGCCCACCGACATCTGTCTATAAGTAATCAGGTAGCCACTCGTCTAGGTGGTGTTGTTCTACGATAGCCCAAGCAGGGGCTGTGTTTAATCCTTTATAGGTTATGCCTTCGGGCATAGGTATCTCTCGATCTGTTTCCTCATCATAGAAAGCGTCAATAGCCTCAATGCAGGGCTTGACCATAGATGAAGGAACGGGCGGGTAATGATTAGCCCGTAGATGAATTTCAATAGACTGTTCTAAGCCTAAGCCTAACTCATCTTCTGCTAAGTCATAAGCAAAATTACTTCCCATTGATAACCTCATCTTGTATTTTTTCCAACTCGTCAATACAAGAGCATAGTTCCACTACTTGTTCTTTAGTTAGTAATACTTTCATAGCCTTATCTACTGCTAGACTAGCAACTAGAGTAGAATAAATATAAATAGATTTAGCGAAATCCACTTCGTCTAAGTCTTTAGCACGGCGCATAAACTCTTGGGCGAAGGACATTGCCTCATCATCAAAAATTGCGTCCTCGGTTGCCTTGATAAGGGCAGTTGCGGTTGATAACATTTGTTTCCTTTCGTTGTTGTAATGCCCCGATTATACACCAGCCCGCCGACATCGGCAATATTTAGGGCTTTTCCACAATTAGCCGTAAGGCTGTGGATAACCCCGCTCATCTGCGGGCCTGATCAATTGTGTCCTCCCAAATTAATTGCCGCAGCTCGTGGCCATTATTTTTTACTCGCAGAAAATCTTATGTCTGCCTTGTTATAGACACACAATCCGCACGATACGCAGGCAGAGCCATTAGCAGAGATTAACGGAATCTGCTTTGCGTTTTCAGGACACCTAGCGCCTACTTTGCCAATTAATTCTTTCATAACACTTTCCGCCACCGCAAAAGTTTTAGCAAGATATGCAAGACGGACACCATGAGAGGCCCTTAATTCTCTAGCGGTCTCCTTGTTGTCATCATCAGTTGAGTAGTATAAAGATAGATTAGATATTCCTTTAAGAATAATTGCGGCGGAAGCAACACGGGTATAAACCCAAAATTGAATATCTGCGTTTTGTATAATCACATATTGCCATGCCCTAGCGTAGGTATCATTAAAGAAATCACCGTCCCAATGAATACGGAATAACTTTTCGACATTGCGTTTATCGCAATCTTTTCTAAAGTCATTAATCATATTCTCTAATAAATCTACCATAGTGGGCTCATCTGCGTTGCGTAGCAGTTCCCAATTATGAAACAATACCCCACTTACCGCAGGATAAAGTTTTTCTAACTTGCCAGCGTAGCAGACACTTTCGCACACATTAGTAGCGCCAGGACAAGAATACTGCTTGCCAGCAGGCAGGCCAAAAGTGTTCGCAATCGTGGGGGTCTTTCCATTTGGGGATACCGCATTAGCAACCTTTCTATCTTTAGAGCGCTTTAACATGGCGGAGATTATATCAGAGCCAGCCGACATTACCAAGATGAAGTGTAATAGAAGGACAATTCCTCAAAATCGGGTCTATCTATAAGTTGCTGGATTTGCTCAATAGTATTCATTAGACCACGCCAATACCACTCATCTATGTCAGTTCCGCCAAAGAAAAATCCCTCTTGGGGCGGTATCAAGTTAGGGTCTTTATTAGTGACCGCTAAGGTACATAGTCTAACTAATTCTCTCAATTTATCTTGAGGTACATAGTATTCACCGCAGTTATCATTACCACCTTGGATATTGTTCACAAACCAATTATGAACTGAATTGACCTTGCGCCAATAGGCAACAGTAACGCTAACATTTACGCCATAGATACTTTCTCTATCGACAATAGTAGTAAGTCCAGCAGACTCAACTACATTATTCCATTGTGGGAAAGTAGCCTCGGAATAGCAAGTTTCTGCGCCATAGTTATCTTTATCTAACTTTTTCCAATCAATTTTCTCAATATGCTTTCTTGCCTCAAGATACATGTCTAATCCCATTTATTTGTTTCCTTTCGTTAGGTTAAGGGCTAGATTATATCCTAGCCCACCGACATTAGGCTAGGGCTAAGATAGCCTGCGAAGCGCCCAGATTTAGCACATCTAATTGTTCTTGTAATTCCTCGGCGGAAAGAAGGTTGGGGTCACCAATGAATTCTAAGAACATGAGTGTATTTTCTTTCGTGAACTCGTCTTGGGGCAACATTTCTATTCTTTCATAGAAACTGCCTTTTGGGTCAAGGAGAGTTTTGAATTTCATACCATTTACTGAGAATGGATAAGAAACCCAATTTGTTGTGTCTAACTTTGTAGCCATTTTTTCCTTTCGTTATAGTTATGGCTTGATTATACACTAGCCTGCCGACATTTGTTAAATTAAGCCTAAAAATTTTTTGTGACGAATCTCACAAAATTCAGGGCATTTCTAGCTTGACTCGTAACACGGCTAGGGCCCCCGCAGGCGTGCGGGCCCCGCCCAATTCTATTGAGCTTTTTTGTGTTTTATTTTGCGGGAATATTTTTTACGATTACGAATTGGAGAGGCCGCATTAGATCGGCGCAACTCCAAAACTTTTTTAATTCGTGTTAAATTTGGAAACATTATAATTGCTCGCTTCGTGAAATTTTTTCACATCAAATCTTGAATTATCTTTCGCAAACATTTCCGCAAAATCATTTACCATTTTAGAAAAAACTGCGGGGTGGGTTTTATTTGATACATACCGCAAAATTTCTGCGGTAGCAACATAGTCTTTGCGAGTCATCATTAGTTAGCCTCGCTAGTTGTAAATAGATTTTCCTCAATTAGTTCGGAATAAATAATTTCCTCGCCGTCAAGGATTATTTCGTGTGGGTTACAATCACAAATCTCGGTGTCGTAGTCCTCACCATTTCCCCAATAACTGTATCCTTTACCGCCACAAAGTTCGCAGTTTAGGATAGTTTCAACTGCTCGTTTTATCTTACTCATTTATAGTTTTCCTTTCGTTCGTTGTTGTCTGTAATTGTAGCACCCACCACCGACATTATGGCGGTTAGGTTTTTTTCTTGCTGAACTTTACGCTCAGCAATAATAAATTCTCTAAATTCTTGGAGGTTCATTTATTACCCCCAAAAACATTTTCCATGACCTTGAGATTTTCCTCGGTCAAAAAGCATTGGGCAGAACCCCAAAGAGCGGCGAGATAATTTTCGCCGTGTTTATCTTTCGCTAATTGCTCAACCTTAGCGATAAATTCATATTTTTCTTTTTGAAGTGTCATTTATAGTTTTCCTTTCGTTTAGATTTATGATTTTACCAAAACCCACCGACATTTTCAAATCTAAATTATATTTTCTCAAATAGTAAGACGGCGTGTCGTGTGATAAATCTCACAAAATCCAGGGATTTCATAAATCGGACGTAACGGACAAATCGCCCCCCTAGCAAGCTGGGGGCCCCGCCCATTTTGTCAAGCCGACCCGCCGATCGGCGGGTGCGCCAATTTAGAAGTAGGAATTGTTTTTGTAAACTACAATCGCAATAGTAGCGATAGCAATTATTCCTAGTGTTATCCAATTTAGATAAACACCATTGTTAAAAAAATCAAACTCTAATCCATATTCGTTTAATTCTAGTCTTAGTGTAAACATTTAGAAATCCTCTCTTTCCGATTCTAGTAATTCGTTTTCCTCTTGTTCTAGCAATTCATCAAGTGATAAATCTTTATCGCTTGATTCATATTCATAAAACTCTACTGTGTAGGGTTCTTGTATTGTTTCATATTTATAGAGAGAGTTATCTATCTCCCAACTCATAGCATACACTTATTTATTTTCCTTTCGTTTAGTCTTAGTGTATCAGGACTTACTGACACACTCGCAAGGCTCTATTGAATAATCATTTTCATCGCCAATAAAAATAATTCCCTCACCATAACAAGATGAGCAGTCTATAATTTGAACTGAGTTTATCATTTATCTATTTTCCTTTCGTTCTTAGTTCTTAGAGTATAGCAGGGGCTACTGACATGGCCTCTACTGTAAAACCATTAGCCACTAGGCTATCCATTAGGTCATTTATTTGGCGCTCATTTATCATGAGCCTATCCGATACTGTAATGAGGTTACCCTCTTTCTCAACTGTGTAATCTAATACTAACACTTGTTGTTCCTTTCTTTCTTAGTTTAATCTTATACTATGGGGCTGACATTTTGGCTACTTATTTGCTAGGCTCATGTCTTGCGACCTTATTTGCTAGGCTCATTAGCCAATCGTCATTAGGTTATTCTCTCCAAACCTGGAGAGAGTTCCATACCGAGAACTCATATTCTCTTTCAGACTCAATATGTTCCCACATTTCGTCCTCAGAACTGAAGCCCAATTCTTTATAGTCTAACATTTGCTATCCTTTCTGTACTTATACTTTCAATTTACACTAGCCCTCTGACATTTTGCAACTTATAAATCCACACAAATCGGACATTGTGATTAGCCTCACACATTTTTTCTGTGATATACACCACATATGGGCGCACTAAATACACAAAACGGACATTTTAAAATCGTGCATCATACAAATTAAAAACATATTAACATTTTTAAGAACTTGATTTTCTGATCGACTAGGACGCTTTAGTAATCAACATTTGCTACAATGAACTTACATTAATAGAAAGTCTATCTAATGTTTTAACGAAAAGAAAAAATTACATGAGACCCATGGTCCTACATGCATTACCTGATAATGCAACAAAAGATCAATACACACAAGAGATCGGAAGACAAATCAATTCCGACATAGCTGAGACTATGTTCAACTTAATATACAACGAAATAGAAAACGATTCAGGTGATTTAAGCAGAACAGAAAAAGTCACACAATCGTTAAGAAATTTCAACAAGGAATTCTACGATATAATGCAATTTGAGGGATATCAAGAAGACATTGTTGGATACGCATTGGTTGCACCCATTGATCGGGGCAATTTGCTAGATTCAGAAGATTAATAAAAAATCTTATAAAACCCCTTGACTTAAGAAAATGGGCCGTGTTATACTTATCATGGTTTATGGGGGGCTTACACTGAAACTCAATATGTACCAGATGAAAGCTACATTAACCTCTTTCCCAACATCTAAAAAATGGGGGGAAAGGGGGGCTTTGCTAAAAATCTAATATACCCAGATGAAAGTTAGATTAAAAAATTAAATAGGAAGAATATACAAATGTATATACCAGTATGGATCAGGAACTAATAGAACGCATAGCAAACCTAATCTATCCCTATCTAAAAACCAAGCATAAAAAGCCCGAAGCATATGAAATTGCTAAGCGTATACTGAAAGAATTGGACAAAGGGGACGATAAAATTAACAGCAGTAGCCAAGTGGTTAAGGCCCCGAACTCATAATTCGGTCATCGTAAGTTCGAATCTTACCTGCTGTACATGTAGTCCCCATCGTCTAGAGGCCAAGGACTTCGCCCTTTCATGGCGATAACATGGGTTCAAATCCCGTTGGGGATACAAGTTTGGGGGTGATGTTATTAAAACCATAATAATAAACGTAATATTCGGAATCTTATTGCTATGCACCCTAGGAGTAGTTGTAGGGGCCTATATTGAAAGTAAATTTAAGAAAAAATAAGGTCGCTTATTATTTGATAATTTATCCTAGTTGACTAGGACATTGTGTATATTGTATAATTACTCAAATGGCGTCTAATCGAATTGTGATATGTGGCAAATGTGGGCGGGAGATCGAAGTAAGATCTGGTTTCGCATATATAACATTATACAATCATCACAAAAGATGCAAGTGATATAATATATCCATGCATGATCATCACAACATAGATTTAGCCATAGGCATAACTGAAATGCAGCTTATGTGGACCCTTATGGGTCTTATGGCAGTACACCACGCATGGATGTGGTGGAAGATGAGAAAGAAGAAAAATTGTGACTGCGATTAAATGCGACTTCTGCGATAGACCAAAATATGTCCAGAAGCTGAACAGCAGGGGCGTAATGGAGAATTACTGCTATGAATGCATTAAGAAATTAAGTGGAAGGTAAAACTTGGGCTAAATTCGGCGGGAAATTAAGATGAATCTGACACTGCCTGCGGAGAAGAAGGTCTCCGAATTGATCAAGAATAGCCAGATAGCCACTCCAGATTATGATCTATTTTTGAGGCTGGCGGTACAACCTGGAGGCTGTTCTGGACTTAGATACCAGACATACTTCGACTATGAGGAAAAGGAAGGGGACGAGATAATAAGATTCGAAGACTTCGATATCCATATAGACAGGATGTCCTGGCCATATCTAGGCGAATGCACCCTCAATTATGTCGAGACCATGGAGAAGATCGGATTCGAAATAGATAATCCCATGGCACAGGGATCCTGTGCATGTGGGGATAGCTTTGAATAAAAGGCGGGGTGGGAAAAAAAATTTTCCTTTAGATATAAGGCCCCATAATATCTCCTTATAGGTATGACCCTAGGGTGGGTCTTAAAAGGCCCTCTATTGCCCATCAGAAGGCCGATTTGGCCCAATCATGGCAAAGGGGGGCAGGAAGGATAAATGATATCACCCAATAAGAATTTCATCCAGGTAATATTATTCATAGGATGGATATCCGTATTTGTCAGCTTCTCTATCTCTATCCTCCTATTTGCCGCCATTAGGGCTTTTGGATTGAATAGGGCCCGTTCGGCCCTATCTAGGATCATAGACGCCCTATAATTTGCCTATGGAGATAGTGTTGGGGATGGTCATAGGCATAATTCTGATGGCATTTGCCCTTATCCAATCCTTTCGGGATTTTGATAACGATAGATGGAGGAATAAGGGATATTGATTGTCCCTATTGTGATAGATTGTTTCATGTGGAACTTTGCTTCTATCCCCGCCGCACTTTTTTTTGCGAATTCACTATTATGTTGACCGATACTTCGATATTGTGATATAAAAGAAAAATTCCCATCCAGAGGCGGATCCGAATGGGGTTTTCCTAGTGTATTGCTACACATTATACTGGGAGCTTATCGGTGGGATGCTACAACCAGTACAAATAAATTATAAAATAGTTATTATCCCAAGTCAAGGTCAAGGGATTCTTGGGCAGTATTTTCTTTTACCTCATCTTCTGGGGTATATGAGGGGGATGGACCGAGAAGGTATCCCTGGTTATGATATTCCACCATTTTAGCCGTATCTTCCGACCCCACCGTTTTGTTTGATATTAGGGTAAGCAAATCATAAATCCTATGCAGCATAATATAATTGACCATAGGTAGATTCTCCTCTAGGCTTTGTGGATGCTCCTTATTCTTATTCCCGCCATCAGGCCTTCCGATATCTTCCCAAAATTTCTCCCTGCCCATGGCGTCGCTTTCCTTTATCTTGCCTCCGTCAACTTGAATTTCTGTCGACGGCCAACTTGAGTTCGTCATAAAATTTACTCCCTATAATCCTCTTGTAACTGCAGGATAGACAGTACAAGTATACCTCATCCTCTTTTGTCTGGTTGCACATGAGAAGGCCCCGATCCATAGGACATTCTATCCTGGGAACGAGGCCATCCTCTGACAAGGTTAGGTATTTAGATACATACTGTATCTTTTTCAACCTTAACCTCCTTTAATTTTCTGGAAAACTGGATATGAAGCTCTTGGCCTTACCCATCGAGTTTATCCAAGACGACCAATCTTTTCCGCCATTGGTCATCTCATACGCTATCTCTGCATTGGTTACTGGATCAAATAATTCCTTATTTGAAACTAATTCGAATTTATCTTTTCTTTTTATGCCAAGTTCCCCTAGCATATTGATTTGAAAAATTCCGTAAGATTTATCTCCTGTTCTTGAATTGTCGTTTAGAGCCAGTGGTCTCCCATTTGATTCTACTTTAGCGACAGCCCAAGCTGTTTTTAAAGCTAAGCCCTCAAAACCTACAGCCCATAGTAAATCTTTTAAATCTTCAGGCGCAAGCCTTTCTGAGTGCTTATAAGTATCATTACTGAACTTATCTAGTATTTCTCTCTTTAGTTGTCTTTCAGTTTTTTCAACCTTAACTATAGGTCGAACGACTGACGCTTGACCTACTATTGGCCCAGGCTGGACGGTAAATAGAAATAATATAATCATTCCTATATAAGACCAGTTATGAGCAACTTCGCTCAAACGCTCTTTAATTTTCTCCATCGGCATTTCCTCCTATAGAGATAACGGACTATAATAGTAGCATTATTTAGTGGTATGTGTCAAGCTGGTCGACTAAAATAAATATGTCTAGTCGATTATAATTGTTTAGTTATATATCGTCAAAAACTATTTTAGGGCTTCTCTTTTAAATTATTCTTTGATAAAATAGTGTCTTCACACTAAAATAAAACAAACCGCAAGGCGGAGAGAAGGTATTATAAATGCTGAAAGCTATTGATAACCCCTACGAAAATTTTATCGCATTGTCTAGATATGCAAGATGGATCCCAGAAGAGAATCGCAGGGAAACGTGGGGAGAAACAGTAGATAGATATTTCACCTTCATGCTTGGCTACCTAAAAGATAACTATAAATACGAGCCAGATGATTCTTTGGTTGCAGAATTAAAAGATGCAGTTTTCAATCGCAATGTAATGCCTTCTATGAGATCTGTCATGACTTCTGGTCCCGCCCTAGAAAGAGACCATGTTTCGGGATACAACTGCTCTTTTATTCCAGTAGATTCGCCACGATCATTTGATGAGACCATGTATATTCTAATGTGTGGAACGGGCGTAGGATTTTCTGTTGAATACAAATATGTCAACAAGCTTCCTGCGGTTCCAGAGACATTTGAGAAAACCACGACTACAATTGTTGTAGAAGATTCTAAGACTGGGTGGGCAAAGTCCTATAGAGAATTGCTTGCCATGCTATGGGCAGGACAAATTCCAGTAATTGATGTATCTAAACTTCGTCCTGCTGGCGCAAGGCTTAAAACCATGGGCGGAAGGTCATCTGGGCCACAGCCATTGGTGAATCTATTTGATTTTACCATTGTAAAATTTAGGCAAGCAGCGGGTCGTCAGCTGAAACCAATTGAAGCGCATGACATCATGTGCAAAATTGGGGAGATTGTGGTTGTGGGAGGCGTTCGTCGCTCAGCAATGATTTCCCTTTCTAACATTAACGATATTGAAATGGCCGCAGCAAAATCTGGAAATTGGTGGGAGAAAAACACACAACGTGCTTTGTCAAATAATTCGGTGGCATATTCTCGTAAGCCAGAAATGGAACAGTTTATTGCAGAATGGAAAAATCTATACGATTCTAAATCAGGAGAACGAGGCATATACAATGTGGCCGCTGCCCAGAAACAGGCAGCAAGATGGGGACGCAGAGACCCTGAAATCCATTACGGAACCAATCCCTGCTCCGAGATTATACTCAGACCTTATCAATTTTGTAACCTGTCTGAGGTTGTAATTCGTGACAAAGACACGCCTAGAGAAATAGAAAACAAGGTTCGTCTAGCAACCATACTTGGAACATGGCAATCAACCCTTACGGATTTTAAGTATCTTCGTAAAATCTGGAGAGATAATACCGAAGAAGAACGACTACTTGGCGTTTCAATAACTGGGCAGTTCGGGCATAGCCTTATGTCAGGCAGAGAAGGGCTAGATAAGCTTGGAGATTTCCTGTCTAAGATTCGTGATCATGCAAGAAGCGTGAACAAGAGCGAAGCAGAAAAGGTTGGAATAAATGAATCTGCTGCTATCACATGCGTTAAGCCTTCAGGCACAGTATCTCAATTAACTGGCGTATCTTCAGGAATGCATGCCTGGCATTCGCCATATTACATTAGAACGGTGCGTGGCGATAAGAAAGACCCGCTATCGACATTTTTAAAGGAAGTAGGCATTCCAGTAGAAGATGATTTTATGAAACCAAACGATACATATGTTTTTTCATTTCCAGTAAAGGCGCCAGAGGGCGCCATCGTAAGAGATGACCTTACCGCTATTGACCACTTAAATACATGGCTTGTGTATCAGCGGGAATGGTGTGAGCATAAACCATCTATTACCGTATCTGTTGAGGAGGAGGAATGGATGGAAGTTGGTGCGTGGGTATATAGATATTTTGATGAGGTTTCAGGAATTTCATTTCTTCCCCACTCAAATCACTCTTATAGACAAGCTCCATATCAAGAAATAACAGAGACAGAGTACCTAGAGCTTCTTGCCAGGATGCCCTCCTCGATTCGTTGGGAAGACTTATCTTTTTATGAGACAGAAGATGGAACCTCTATAAATGCTACATTGGCTTGCAGTTCCGATGGTAATTGTGAATTGGTAGACATTTCTAGCTAAAGGGTATATAATAAAGATTGGGAGCAATCCCAAAATTCCTGGGCACAAAGCCCAGAAATAAGGAGGTCTTATGAAAAAAGAAGATCTTAATAATGATGGAAAGGTAACAATGCAAGAGAAAATTCTAGCAGCGTTAGCAAGCTATGGTCGCCACTTCCTTGGCGCCGCCATTGCACTATATATGACTGGCAACACAGACCCAGGAGACTTGGTTAAGGGTGGGATTGCGGCTTGCTTGCCCGTTATTCTAAAGGCTCTAAATCCAAACGAAAATTCGTTCGGATTCACCAAAAAGTCATAATTTAATAAAAGTACTTAGGACAACTCCTGTGCTAAAATAGGCATAGGAGTTTTCCTATTTAGGAGATTTAGCAAATGGCAGGACAAAAAAATTGGGAAGTGGATCAAAACACTACCTTCACATTTACCGTTGAATATAAAGACAGCAGCGGTGTTCCTATCGATATTACTGGATCCAGTGCAAAGATGCAGGTTCGTGATAACAAGGGCGGAAGCAAGTTAGCTTTCAGCCTAACATCCCCCTCAACGGGAGGAATCACAATAGATGGCCCAAATGGTAAATTAACTATGAAGATGACTCCAACGCAAACAAATAAACTGTTTTACCCAAAGTCTTCATATGATATTATGTTGACAGATACCAATTTAAACAAAATAAAACTTCTTGAGGGATTTATAACCTTAAGTAGATCGGTAACAATTTAATGTCTATTACACAAATCATAGCCGCACAAACCAATAAGGTTGTTGTAAGTGCCCCTGGCCCCCAAGGTCCTCGTGGCAGAACAATCCTTAATGGAAACGGGGCACCAGCAGGAAACCTTGGCCTAGAGGGTGATTTTTATTATGATAAAAATACTACTAGGCTATATGGCCCTAAATTAAACGATGCAAACTGGGACGGCGCAACAAACTATTTATTAAGCACCTCTACCCTTACATTTCCATTCTCTATTTCCCAGGTGCAAAATGCTGGAACCTATTATTCCCTAGAAATTGAGCATAATATGGGCTATAACCCAAACGTTACTGTCAAAGCAAGCTCAGGGGACTTATTAGAAACTGGAATAGACTATAATAGTATTAACAAAATTACGCTGATAATGGCACAACCATTCGGCGGGACAGCATTCCTGTCTTAAGGAGATATAGAATATGGCAAGATTATTCGTAACTGATATCAATCTGAATAAGAATGAACTTCAGAACGCTAGAATCCAGGGATTAGCCTCCAACCCAACTGGAGCGGTCGCTGGTCAGATTTATTACAATACATCGTCCAATACGATGTTCTACTACAATGGTTTATCTTCACCAGATGGACCATGGGTATCAATGACTGCTTCTACAGAAGCAATCCAAGACATTATTGGTTCTTCAATAGAGGGCGGAACTGGTTTAACTGCAACATATGTAGACACAACTGGAATAACAACAATTGACTTAGATAATACTGCTGTTACAGCAGGATCTTATGGTTCAGCATCATTAATTCCAACATTTACAGTTGATGCTCAAGGTCGTTTGACCGCAGCAGGAACAGCATCTGTTGCAACCAATCTTTCAATTGCTGGCGAAACTGGTACAGACACAGTCAGCCTTCTAACAGATACCCTTACATTTGCTGCTGGCGAAGGTATTGATACAACAGTAACTAATAATACAGTTACAATTGCAGGAGAAGACGCCTCTACTACAAATAAAGGTGTTGCTTCTTTTGCCAACGCAGATTTTACAGTAACATCTGGCGCAGTCACAATCAAGAATGTTAACCTTACCTCACAGACTACTGGAGATTATGTAGCCACAGTTCAAGGTACAGCTAACGAAGTTGAAGTGACTGGAGCTGGAACAGAAGGAAGAGCAGTAACTATTGGACTTCCAGACGATGTTTCAATCACAAACAATCTTACAGTTGGCGGAAACTTAAATGTAACTGGAACAATTAACGCTGTAAATACAACACAGGTAAATATCGTTGATAATAAGATCAATCTTAATACTGACTTTACAGGAACTCCAACAGCAGATGCTGGTATCCGTGTAGAGCGTGGAGATTCTGCCGATGTTGAAGTATTATGGAATGAGACAAGCGATAACTGGACTCTTACAAATAATGGCACAAATTATCACGCCATTACACGCAAATTCTCTACGACAGTAGGAAATGGATCTTTAACACAAATTCCAGTAACACACAACCTTGGATCAAGGGAAGTTGCTGTTAATGTGTACGATTCCACAACATTTGAAACTGTAGAGTGTGATGTTGTTAGAACCTCAACCTCAGTAG